TATATCCAGAACCTCCACTAAGAAGATCTACACCAACAACACTACCAACCTTACTAACTACGTCGCTTAGTCCCTCAGTGTTATCAACAATTCCACCAAGAATTGCTTTACCTGCTGCACCTACACCTCCACCACCAAAGATGGTTATCTTAGGTGCTCCACATGCTAAAGGATTGCCAGTGTAGCAACTACCATTAGCGTTTACAATGCCACTATCATTAAGAGTTGTTCCATCACCAAAGATATCCCATTGACCAAATTGTCTTTGGAAATCATTGGATAAGTTTGAAGCACCCTTCGCAATACTCAACTTAGCTAAGATTTTACCAACATCGGGTGGTTCTTCCTCATCTTCTTCTCCTGTGCAGAATCCACCACCAACAAAGTATCCTTTAACAGTTGGGCAGTTCTTAGACTCATTACATTGAAACAAACCACCAATGGCACTGATAGCATCAACGGCACCCAGAAGAAAATCAACAATCTTAAAAGCAGGAGAGATGATTTTATCAAGTGGTCCTAGAAGTGCCGTTACACCATCAGCAATTTGATCAATGATTGGATTAATAAATGCACCCGTAAATTGTTCTGCAGCACAAGAAGCGAAGTTTTGAATCTCACCAACCATATTGGAGAGAAGATCAACGGCAGTATCAAACAAACCACTAATGATTTTATTCATCAGACAAACCATGCCTTTGATGAGTGCCTGAACTGCTGGTTTTAGAGCAACAATAGATGGCAGTGCCAATCCACCAGTGGATGCTAAAAGTGATGCAACTCCTTGTTGTATTAATTCCTTTAACTTCTCCGTCAGTCTATTCATCAAAGATCCGACCAGCAGACCTCCTAACTCCTTCAGAATACCTGCGGCTGCTTGTACTTCATTTCCAATGTTTCCAGCAAAAGCAAGGACTTTCTTCGCATCTTTCAGAAAGTTCTTAACAGTATTGGTAATCTCACTTACAGGATCAGTTTCACAACCTGCAACTTTTACACAAGTTCCATTGGATTGATTATCGTCTCTACCAAGGCTGGGGTTTTTACCAGGATCATATTCACCCTCTGGGCATAGATATAGTAAAGATGCTGTTGACATAACGTTATTTATGCGGAAGATCTAGCATTATTTTGTCTATACTGTTGCACAGCACTTTTTTCTCTCTGAGTTTCTGCTATTTGAGACGCTCCACCCTTTCCACCAAAGTTTCCCTTTGTGGGTTGTGTTGTCACACCACCCTGATCACCACCAGATGCTCTCGTAAGATCTTCTGTCTTAACATAGTCATTGTATTTAATGAGAGATGTTCTAGCTAAGACACCAAGAATGACTCCAGTTTGATTTGCAGGAGAGTCAGTATGTAAACCAAATACCATGTCTCCATCACTGAGATTTACAGATCTCATTCTTTCACCATCTCCAGAACTTGCTGTCAAAGGAAGAACACAATCAAACATTCTCAATTTCTGAGGTTCTTTGATAAGCGAAGGATCATCAATACCAACCCTAAGGACACGGTATCTTACACCATGTCCCTCTTGTTTGACGTTTTGATTTTCGTCAACAACTATCTGACCAAAGAAATATGATGGATACTTGTTCATCAATCCTCGTAGATTCTACACTCTAGAGCTTCTGGATTTTCATCACAATACATCTCAAAAGCACTGGGATCATGATGATCCTCTGGATGTGCCTCATGATATTTCTCCAGATGTTCTAATTCATCTGCAGTATGACGACGTTGTTGTGGTGAAAGTGTTGGATCTTGAAGGATTTCTTTATCCTTTTCGATATGATCTTCAATAGATTTTTCCATTAATTTGCCTCTTTTCTTTTTTGATCTCTTACCAAAAGTACAGAAGAATATGCTCTCTGCATATCAAAAGCATGACAGACAGCGGCTACAATATATAGCCCAGCATCGTCTGAGTCAATAATACCATCTTCAAATGAACACTCTGTTCCTTCCTCCTTTCTTTTAATATCCAGTTTAACAGAACTACCTGCAATTAGGGAGGTATTACAGGGAACCGACATACTGATCATTTCACCAAACAGACCAGTATATCTTGCTTTTGCAACTGCCTTTGAATCAAATGGGTTGTTTGCAGACTGACAAATGTCCTCTGGGAGTCTATAAAACATACCATAGTTCTCTAACTTAGTAGCACCCCAAGCTTGTTTTCCAAAATCGGCAACATCTGCAACCTTTACAGATCCGTTTTCAAAAGTGGTGAAATTGGTTTCAAATGTTATTGGTCCAGTTGCAGCCCAGTCATATGTAATGGGGTCCATCACAATAGGATTCACAGGACGAGATCCATCACTTCTATTTTGATTCTTTATGATCCAGTTATTTGTCTTTTTAGTAATACTAATCACTGTTCTTGATGCGAGATCAAGATTATCAATACCTGGATTTATTCCATTATATTGATATTCATATGGTTTTCTTTCAATAGCAGAATTTTTACCACTCATACCTTCTTCTATTAATCTATCAATAGATTTGAAGTGGTGACCAAATTTTGTTTGGTAGAAGAAAAAACCAGCACTCTTATTATATGCAGACTCGGATGCTATTCTCATAATTGATGGGAAAGTATCATCTTTCTTTTCATCACCAAAACTGATACTAAGAGTATTAGTAGCTTGATCTATAAATTCAATATCTCTATTGAAGTTTGCTTTGAAAACTGTATTTGCAATTTGTGAAGCGGGACCTTTTTTCTCACCCTTGATTTTATTTACATTTTCTAAAGTTTCTTTCCAAGAACTCTCTAATTTTAATCTAAAAGCCTCTGCAGTTTTACTGGAAGATCTATTATCAGGTGCCTCAACATACATCTTGATTTTTTGAAGACCAGCATTCTTATCATCATTATTAGCACTAACAAAATCCTTGACGGTGATTGTGACAACCTCACCACCAGCAATGTATAGTTGTTCCAGCAATTTAATGTTGGAGTATTGATTCAAAATTGCCATAGTGGCAGTTGTATTTGGTGATAAAACAGTTTCATAATAATAAAACTCAGCAACAAAAGGTGTCAGATCAAAGTCTGCCACATCTCCAACTATCTCGGACTTTGAACCATTCTGAAGCTTATATCTTGGTGTAATTGTAATCTTTTCGATTTTACTGCTAGTTACTGGATTGTCCATTATTCGAATGTATCTCCTGGAGTTACGCTTCCATCAACACTGACTACTTCAATTTTAATTGTAGAAGCAGCAGCAAAAGCTGCAGCCTTTTCTTTATTTCTAATTTTTGAAACATCAATTGGTATTTCTCTATCTATGGTAATTTTTTTCTTGGGTGACTCGGATGCCAAAGTATCTGCTCTATCTATCGTGGATGATCTATCCACTTGCATAGAAGCAGGTAAAGCTCCATCACTTGCAGTGGACCCAGCGGCACCGTGAGCAATTAATACTCCACCACTACCCATAATTTCTGCCATTCTACCACCACTACTGCTCTTGTCAGTAATAAGATCTCCAGTAGTAAGTGGGAATACACTGGCAGTTCCTGGTTGACCTGGAATTGTTAATGGTTTTCCTGGTTCTTGCTCTTGAATATCAATACCACCTTGTGTTCTTCCTGGTTGAGTATGAGCAATTTGTTCTGCATTAATTAAAGATCTCAGTTCTGAGTCCGACATTGCTTTGGTAGCATATTTTTTCACGTTACCAAAATAAACTGTGGATCCTCTTTCAAGCATTAATCTAACTGCTTTGAATGCTACTGCCCTGGCTTTTGCATAACCTTGTGCGTCATTTGTTGGAGGACTTAAGTGGAAGTGTGTAGCATACTCACCCTCTCTACCAAAACCAGAACCACCTTGAATGAATCCTTTTCCACCAATCATTGGTGTCACTGGCAATACTGGAGGTGCTTTACTTGTTTGTCCTTCACCAGGATCTTGTCCACTTAGTTGAGCATATTCCTTTACCGTAGACTCGATGGCTTCATCTTCTTTCATTCCACCTTTGATCTTCTTACTGGCATCTGTATGCATACCAATAAGACCCATAATCATATCCTTTGCTCTTTCAGGAAGATCCTTAATAAATTTCATGATCGATTCGATCATTCCACTGATCATGTCACGAACTTTTGTTTCTTCACCTTCACCAAGATCTTTGTTCTGAGTTATCTTACCAAAAAGTGATCCTACTGCGTTTGAGATATTAATCGCAAAACTCTTTACTCCACCAAAGAATCCATCCAACTTCTTCATGAACTCTTTGGCTTTTGACATGAATGTCTTAACTGCCTTTATGATCTTTGGCAGTGCCTTAAGCATCCAACCAAGAAGAGTGAAACTAAAGAATAAAACAATTCTATTGAGGAATCCACCAAGTCCACCAGTGATAGGACCGTCTAACGCTCTTTCTGGTTTGCCAAAGTATTTCTTAGAATTGAATGATCCAGCAGCTTTGCCTTGCTTCTTTTCTAGTTGTCCTTCACGTTCTTCCTTACGTTTCTGATCCTTTAACAGACCCTCTTGAAGTTTTAATTGTTTTTGTGATTTCTCAGTTGTTTTTCTATTATTAAGTAGAGTTTTGCGGATAGCTCCTGTGTTTTTACGAACAGAACCTAAGCTATTCGATAATGATGTGAATACTTTTGCTTCTATTAACATATCACAAGACTCCTAAAAGAATATAAGTGCTCTTAGCATATTGCAAGAAGGCATTTTCCGTGTCAAAGGGAGAAATTCCTATACCATCAACAGGAACTGCTGCGATATCATCATCAGATTCAGTGGCAACAGGATTAATATTGAAATTAAACTCAATGTCAGAGACGGTGTTTGCCAAATTATTAAATTGTTCGGTAACACCTGCTTTGAAATTGTCCATCATTGAGACGACGTTCTGCAATGGTGTCTCTACCATATCACCAACAAAATTCAGTCCTTTTCTTATGACAAACGCAGTTTGAGCTTCTGTTAAAGATTCTGGGAATAACTGATCTGATGTAATCCCAAGCTTAGTTTTCAACATCTCCTGCTGCTCGGGATTCAACTGATTGAACATTGTAGAAACAATATTCCGAGCGTGCTTCATGTTATTCTGCTCTGCAGATGCTTGACTCTCTAGGTATTTGATGTAAGATTCTCTTGTGTTGAATCTTTTACCACCCTCTCTTCTAGAAGTAAAGGTTGCTTGAGCTCTGACTCTTTCTATATCTTTTTGTTTTCCTTCAAAGGCATTCTTTGCTCTATAGTATTCCTTATAAGCAGCACTAATTCTATTTCCAGTTAGTTGATCCGTGATATCTTTTCTCTGTTTTTCGGTGAGACCAGCGAGTGCTTTCTGTTCTTTGATTGCCTCTCTATTAACCTGCTCCATCTCACCAGTTTCTACAATTTTCCCATCCTTATCTTTTCTATAGGTTTTAAACTCTTCATCAAATTTGGTGGCGGAACTTAACAATGTACTGATGTCAGTAGCACTATAAAGTTTATCTCCTATCTTGTAGAACTGATCATAATATTTTTCTCCCTTAGTAGCCGTTCTCGGGTTACCTTGTACCAACTCAAGACCAAATTTTCTGCCCGTCGCAGCTTGTTCGTTCAAAATCCTTCTAACTCTTTCTCTTGCTCTTTGACCAGGATCTAATCCATCCATTCCTCTCTCAAAGAGTTCCATAAGACCTACACCTGCACCAACAGCAAGCAAAGCCTTCCAAGTTATGGGATTAAGTAGAGCACCCAGAACAATTGGAATAGTTCCAATCAATGTTCCCAATGCAGTAAGTAATAATGGCAGACCAAATTGCAGAGCAGCAATGACACCACCAATGATTGCCAATGTCTTAAGAATTTTTGGGACCCACTCTTTTAATTGTTTTTTCTTCTTTTCACCATCCTGATCAAACCACTTCATTACACCCTTCGAGAACCATCCTATAAAGGTGATTGTAAAGAATTTAATGAATGGTTTTAGAAAACTAAAAAGTCCACCAGTAATCTTCTTGGCAGTATTTTTTAATCCTCTTATAATATTTTTTCCTACCGTTTTAGTGGTCTCAATCGCATTTTCAGCACTAGCTTTTGCTGCACTCTCTCTTTGTATTCTCTTTTCTCTCTGTTCTGTTTGCTGTTTCTTGATAGTGAGAGCGTTCTGCTGTTGCAGTAACTTATTAATTGATACTAAGTTTTTATTGATTGCATCTACCGTCTTCAAAAGAGTCGTAGTGTCTTTTGGAGAAAAACGGCGCATTCCTTTAAACGATGCTGCTCCACCAGATGTGCCTCGTCTAAAAGAACTTGCCGTAATTGCCATTATGCTGCGCCGTTAGCCTGTTGTTGTTTTAACTTTTCATCTTCAAGATATTGTTGAAGCAACGTAATGTAAATCTCCCTCTCCCAAGGGATCATATCTTCAAGCTCCGTCAAAGAGTATTTATGGTGCTGTATCAAGGCAAAGTTGATTTTATAGTATGACTCAAGATTTTCATGAGCCATACCTAGCTGAAAAAACTTGCTAACCCTTCAAGAACAACATCACTTTCAACACCTGTATTTGGATTTCTAACCTTCACAGTATGAGAAAGTTTTGGCATTGTAGTAAAAAACTTTTCAATAGACTGGAATTGAGTAGATCCTAAGTTTTCAATAAATTCTACCAACTCTTTGTGTGTATGGTCAGTGCCAGCCCAAGACTCTTCTTCGGTATAAATTTGATCAATGCAATTAGCGATCATGTCAAAAGACTGTTCGATTTCCGCATCACCCTCGACAAAATTACTCTTGACAAATTCATTCAAAGATGGATATCTCATCTTCATGAAATATTGGTCATCTAATTGAACAGTGGTACTATGTTCTGGATCTTTTTGAACCTGAATATCACTTAGAGCAATTGTCACGGGAACCTGAGTGTCATTATCATCAGGACATGTCAAGAGAACATCCACAGATTCACCAACAGACTTACCACGAATATTGAGAAACAGATACTCAATATCAAATGTAGATAGTTTTTCTACTTTAATACCTCTTGTCAAGATACAGTTTGAAATTACCTGTTTAACTGCTGTGGCAATTTCTTTTAAATTTTCACTCTCCATCGCAATGATAAGAAGTTTCTCTTCCTTGACCAAGAAAGGTCTATATTTTATCTTCCTATCAGATGAGGGTAAAGTCAACTCATATGTAGGAGCATTAATCTTTGGCAGTGTCATAACAAACTCAAAGTTTTATTTTTTTTATTTATTCATCTTTTTTGAAGGTAATGAACTCACCTCTTTGATTGAAAGCTTGTCTCAATGACTTGGAATAACTATCCATTGCACCGAAGATATATCGATCATACTCAAATGTAACAGTCACTTCTAATACTCTAGACGCATCATAAGAGACCTGAGTAGATGCAACGTTCTTTGGATATGCGCCTAAGAAATTATATTCAATACCATTCTTGTGATCTCTGTCATATTTGATCAGTCTCAGTCTATCACACTTATAGGCATCTGGATACTTAACTCTATAATAGTAATTCTTTTGATCAAAATCAACACCATCGGTAGTATTTGATCCACTCAAAATAAACTCTTGCCAAAGTTCAAAAAACTTCTGAACTCTGTATTCATAGTCAACATAAAAACGCATTGTTACAGGTTGAAACTGTCTCCTGTAAGCAAAGTTTTCGGTTACACCTGGAAATTGATCTCTGGCAGGTGCAGAAGCAATTTGTGTGCCAGGGATTTGTGCCTGACGACAGTATTCACCTAAGTCCCTTTTAATAAAGTCTGTTGTTACGCCACGTTGTCTCAAGTAAGTAGACAACTGACCAAGTGCCTCAATTCCTTCAAAACGAACTTTGTAGTGAGAGGTCTGAGCTACTCTGGCAAAGTTAGCAATGAGATCATCTGTGGTTTTTGGTTTTATGTTCTCTCTAAATGACACAATAAATACCTCTGGGACTTTTTAATAATATCATGTCGTATAGTGGTAAATATAAACCTACCAATATAGAAAAATATAAAGGGGATCATCGTAACATTATTTATCGCAGTTTATGGGAACGTAAGTTCATGGTTTACTGTGATACTAATGAAAAGATTTTAGAATGGGGAAGTGAAGAACTGGTGATTCCCTACAAGTCCCCTCTTGATAATAAATGGCATAGATATTTCCCCGATTTTTATATCAAATATGTTGACAATCAGGGGAATGTCAGAAGGTCAATTATTGAAATCAAACCCAAAAGGTTTTGTGAGGCACCTAAGATTCAATCTAGGAAGTCAAAGAAATATATCTATGAAGTGACTGAATATGCCAAAAACCAAGCAAAATGGAAAGCGGCAAAAGAATAT